GGGCTGGTCGATGAGCCTGACCTGAGCGACAACGAGGCGATCGAGTGGGGCAACGTGCTCGAACCAGTCGTGGCCGAGCGGTTCGCCTCGCTCTACGGCTTTGAGATCATCGACCTGCCGCTGATGCTGGCGCACCCGACGCACAAGCACATGCTCGCCAACGTCGACCGCTTCATCGTCGAGGACGGTCGCATCACCGGGCTGCTCGAAGTCAAGACCGCAGGGCTTCGCCAGAGCGTCTACTGGGAGGGCGACAACGTGCCCGTCCACTATGCGCTCCAGGTGCAGCACTACCTCGCCGTCACCGGCCTCGACTACGGCTACCTCGTCGTCTTGATCGGTGGGCAGCAGATGAAGGCGTACCGGATTGACCGGGACGAGGCCACCATCGCCGAGCTGATCGAGGCCGAGGCAGACATGTGGGACCGGGTGCTCAGCTGCGACGCCCCCGACGTGGACGGCTCTGACTCGACGATCGACACGCTGAAGAACCGCTGGACGCCCGAGCCAGGCACGGTGGCCGAACTCAACGGGGCCGACGTGCTCCCAATCATCGCCGCACTCGCTGAGGCCAAGGAGGCCAAGGACGTGATCGAGTCGGTGGTCAAGGGACTCCAGGCGCAGCTCATGGCGGCGCTCGGCAGCCACGAGGTCGGACAGGTCGACGGCACCACCGTCGTGACGTGGAAGGCACAGACCCGCACCACGCTCGACACCAAGGCCATCAAGGCCGAGCACCCCGAGATCGCCGAGGCGTACACCAAGACCTCGACGACCCGGACCCTGCTGCCCAAGTACGACAAGGCGGTGTCGGCATGAACACCTCACCCGATAACGGATACTTCGACGCTCGCGATCGGGCGTTTGATGCGAACTCGTCCATCACCACAAACGGATGGGCCCACAAGGTCATCGGCGTTGGCATGAAGAACGGCGAGTGCCCTGTGGGTTCGGTAGAGGTCGACGACGGCGAGCGCCTCACGCTTCAGTTGTTCAGCTTCGTCGAGGGGCGATTCATGCGGGCCTATCGGATCATCGAATGGGCCGAGGTTCACACCGTCCACGTTGCGTGGGCGGAGCATCGACAGGTCGATGGCGAGTGGATCTGCTGGATCGACACGCCCACTCTCGGTGTGTTCCAGGACGCATGGAAGGTCAAGAACATCGACCTGAGGAAGGTGAACGCATGAACACCTCACCCGACATCGGCGAACTCGCCAAGGCGCTCTCGGCATTCCAGGGCACCGTGCAGACGGTCAAGAAGGACTCAGCGAACCCGCACTTCAAGAGCCGGTTCGCCTCGCTGGAGTCGGCCATCACCACCGCTGCCCCGCACCTTGCGGCGCACGGGCTGGCGGTCTCTCAGACCGTCTCATGGGACGGCTCGACCGACCTGCTCGTGACCATGCTGACGCACACGAGCGGCCAGTGGATCGTCGACGGCCAGCGGCTCTCGCTCGCCAAGGACGACCCGCAAGGTATGGCATCGGCGACGACCTACGCACGGCGCATCAACTACCTCGCCATCTTGGGGCTCGCACCCTCGGACGACGACGACGGCAACGCAGCCACGGCGGCGGTCGCCAAGCGCACGACCAAGGCCACGCCGGTCGCACGGCCCAAGCCGGAGGTCGAGCAGCGTCCGGTCGTCTCGGTCGACGAGCTGCGCTCAGCGGCCAAGGCAGCGGGTTACGCCACCGCCGAGGCCCTGTTCGTGGACATCCACAAGGTCACGGGCGAGGCCATCTCGTCCCTCGACGAACTCAGCTTCGAGGGCTGCGAGCAGTTCCTCACTCACCTCAGCAAGACCCCGGCCTAGCCGGTCCATCAACCAAGGAGCACAGACATGGCAATCGACAACACCGTCACCATCGCAGGCAACCTCACCCGAGACCCCGAGATCAAGTTCCTCTCGTCGGGCTCAGCGGTCGCCGAACTCTCGGTGGCAGTCAACCGCAAGGACAAGCAGGGCGAGGATCACACCTCGTACATCGACGTGAAGGCGTGGCAGTCGCTCGCCGAGAACGTGGTCGAGTCGCTCACCAAGGGCGCTCGGGTCACGGTCACGGGGCGGCTGGAGCAGGAGACGTGGCAGGACAAGGAGGGCAACAACCGCTCCAAGATCGTCGTCGTCGCCGACGAGATCAGCCCGTCGCTGCGCTGGGCCACCGCATCAGTCGCCAAGTCGGGAGCGGGCCGCAAGGACGCCGCCCCCGTCGCCAGCTCGTCGGAGCCCTTCTGATGGGGCAGGGACGAACGGCCAAGATCCGCACGGCGGACGACACATGGATGGACCGGGCCTACTGCCGCATCAACGGTGTGTCTTCGGAGCACTTCTTCGCCGACGATGGCAAGCCCTACAGCGCCGTCGGGCGTCGGGCGTGCTCGAAGTGCGACGTACGACTGGAGTGCCTGGAGTACGGCAAGGCGATGAACGCCTGCGGCCTCTGGGGCGGTCGGTCGTTGCGCTACGGACGACTGCGGCGGGAGGAGTTCGACCAGGACTTCGCCTGCAAGACCTGCGGCACCGGGTTCATCCCCTACGGCAAGGCGAGCACCTACTGCTCGAAGGTCTGCCAAAGGAAGGCCAGCCAGATGCGAGGGGTCGCATGAGCGCCCAGCACGTCGAGGACCTCGTGACCAATCGGGCGCTGCTCGATCAGGTCACAGAGCTAGAGGCCCGCATCGAGCGGCTGATGGAAGAGGCCCACGAGAAGGCTGCGTGGGTCGAGCACATGTTCCGACGAGAGATGGCGAGGTGACGGTGAACTACGCAGACTTCCTCGCCACTAAGGCTGCTCGGCATCAATCGGACGGGATCATCGTCGACCCCGACATGATCCACTCATCGCTCCACGACTGGCAGCGGCGCATCGTCGTCGACACGCTCGGTCGTGGTCGTGGTGCCGTGTTCGCTGACACCGGCATGGGCAAGACCCGGATGCAGGTCGAGTGGTCTCGGCTCATCGGGAACCGCTCGCTCATCTTGGCCCCGCTCTCGGTTGCACGTCAGACCGTTCGGGAATCACACAAGATTGACGCCGAGGTGCGCTACGTCCGTAGCCCTGCCGAGGTGACCGATGGAGTGTCGATCACGAACTACGAGATGGCCGACAAGTTCGACCCCAGCATGTTCGACTCGATCTGCCTCGATGAGTCGTCGATCCTCAAGTGCTTCACAGGGACAACTCGCAACGCACTCATCAAGCAATGGCGAGAGACCGAGTACCGCTCGTCATGGAGTGCCACGCCAGCGCCGAATGACGTAACTGAGCTGTGCAATCAGGCAGAGTTCCTGGGCGTTATGCCTCGCAACGAGATGCTCGCTGCGTACTTCGTTCACGACCAGGACGGCTGGCGCATGAAGGGCCACGCCACCGATCCAATGTTCAAGTGGATGGCGTCATGGGCAATCGCAGCACGTCGTCCGAGCGACGTTGGCGGCGATGACACGCTCTACGAGCTGCCCAAGTTGACCGTCGAGTCGGTCGTCGTTGACGTGCCGCTCAGCCAGGACGGGCAACTGTTCGCCACCGATCTAGGTGGCGTCGGTGGCCGGGCCCAGATCCGCCGATCAACCCTCGACGCTCGGGTGGAGGCGTCCGCCGAACTGGCATCGAGGCCGGGTCAGTGGATCGTGTGGTGCGGTCTCAACGATGAGGCCGAGGGTGTCACCCGCATCGTCGACGGGGCAGTGAACGTCTCGGGAACGATGACGCCAGACGAGAAGGCCGACATCTTCGAGGCGTTTCAAGACGGCGAGGTCAGGGTGCTTGTGACCAAGCCATCCATCGCCGGGTTCGGCATGAACTTTCAGAACTGCCATCAGATGATCTTCGTCGGGCTGTCTGACTCGTGGGAGTCGTATTACCAAGCCGTGCGGCGGTGCTGGCGGTTCGGGCAGGAATCGCCCGTTGACGCCTACGTCGTCGTCTCCGAGCTCGAACAGCAGATCGTCGAGAACATTATCCGCAAAGAACAGACCGTCGCCGAGTGGGTCGATCGACTCGTCCGGCACATGAACGAAGAGAGGACAGCAGCATGACCACCATCCAAGAGGTGCAGCCCTACGTCACCGACACGAGGAAGGGGGAGATGTGGACGGCCATGCTCGGCGACTCATGCGAGCGGCTGGCCGAGATCCCCGACGAGTCGGTCGATCACATCGTCTACTCGCCGCCGTTCGCCTCGCTGTTCACTTACAGCCCGAGCGACCGGGATCTCGGCAACTGCCGGGATCGTGATGAGTTCCAGGTTCACTACCGATTCATCATTGACGAGCTGCTGAGGGTACTCAAGCCAGGGCGACTCGCTGTGGTCCATTGCCAGCAGCTCGCGACTCAGAAGGGCAGGGATGGTGCGATCGGCCTGCACGACTTTCGAGGGGACCTGATCCGGGCGCACGTTGAGGCCGGGTTCATCTTCCACGGCGAGGTGACGATCGACAAGGACCCGCAGGCCCAGGCGATCCGCACCAAAGCGACCTCGCTTATGTTCGTCACGCTGAACCGTGACTCGTCGATGAGTCGACCGGCACTCGCTGACTATCTGCTGATGTTCCGCAAGCACGGCGACAACGAAGTGCCGATCAAGCCTGAGTGCGACAACGAGACGTGGATCGAGTGGGCGTCTCCGTGCTGGTACGGCATCCGTGAGACGAACACGCTGAACACCGCCGTGGCCCGAGATGACGCCGACGAGCGCCACATCTGCCCATTGCAGCTCGACCTGATCGAGCGGTGCATCCGACTGTGGAGCAACCGGGGCGAGACGGTGCTGACGCCATTCATGGGCATCGGCTCCGAGGTCTACTCGGCGGTCAAGCTCGGACGGCGGGGGATCGGATGCGAACTGAAGCCGTCGTACTGGGCGACCGCTTGCGACAATCTCGAACGGCTCGACGCAGAGATGAGCCTGCCGTCACTGTTTGAGGACGAGTAGTCGGTGGCGCGCATTCGCACCGTCAAGCCTGACCTTTTCTCGTCATTCTCGCTCGCGCGAGCATCGATTCCGGCGCGACTGCTGTTTGTCGGCCTGTTTACAGAGGCGGACGACGATGGACGACTCATCGACTCGCCCAAGTACATCGCTGGCGCGATCTTCCCGCACGATGAGAAGGTCACCGAGCGTCACGTCGCCGGGTGGCTCGATGAACTTGCAAGCGAGGGATGCGTCGTGCGCTACTCCGCAGGTCATGGGCAGTATTTGGTCATTCCTGAGTTTCTGACCCATCAGAGAATCTCGCATCCCACTCCGTCGAAACTCCCACCTCCTCCGGAAACTTTCCAGAGGTTCTCCGGAAATATCCCGGAGACTTCCGGAGAGCCTCCGGAAACTTTCCGCCCTGAAAGGGAAAGGGAAAGGGAAGAGGAACAGGGAGGCGCTGCGCGCGACATCGTGCGTGAATCGTTCGAGCGGTTCTGGGCGGAGTATCCAACTCGACACGGCAGGAAGCTTGGCAAGGCCAAGGCCGAGTCCCAGTGGAAGCGACTCAAACCCGCTGATCGAGACCTCGCATTGGTCGCCGTCTCCAACTACTCGACCATGTGCGCCCAGGGCACCTACGCCAAGGATGCCGAGCGGTGGCTGCGTGATCGATGCTTCGAGGAATGGCTGGAGCCGGTTGCCCCCATCAAAGACCTTGCCTCGTCGACCACGCCAGCGAAGCCAAAGCCAGAACCATGCCCCGAATGTGTTGACGGATGGGTCGATGACCCAAATGAATCGAACTCAGTGTTCCGCTGCGATGTCTGTGGCGGGACCGGACGAAAGGATGCAGCGTGACCGACATGACCGACCGCCAGCGCAAGCGGGCGACCTATCACGTCAAGCAGATCGAGCACGTCGCCACGGTCCTCGACACCGGGCCGAGCGTGTCCGGTCGTCGGATGCCGTGGTTCCAGGTGTTCTCCGAATGCGTGCGTCGAGGCTCGATCAGCGCAGGCCCTGACGGGTTCGCCGCTGGTGGCGGGGGAGCCGGTGCCAAGAACTCGATCAGCGACCCCACCGGGAACATGGCGATGGCCCGCATGGACCGACCGGCCAGCGACCCGGTGGGCGATGCGATCCGTCGAGTGTGGTCCCGGCTCAACGAGATCGAGCGACTCACGAACGAGCTGACCGGCGATGTCGCCTTCGTCCTCACCGTTGACGAAGGCATCCGTGGCCGGGTCGCCACCGTGGACATCTGTCCAATCTGCGAGGCGACCATCACGGGCGTCGGCGAGGACCGGGTGAAGCGAGGCTTCTGCTCGAAGTGCTATCAGGCCGGGGCGAGAGAGCGTCGAGCGGCGATGACCAACGGCGACCAGTTCGACTGGACCCTCTGGGCGATGCGCCGCCAAGACGAGATTCGTGGGGAGGTGGCGTCGTGAGCTGCCGATGCGACGGCAGCGGTTGGCTGCCCGAGATGTGCCTGGGCCGCTGGCGGTGCCCATGTGCCGATGGATACACGAAG